AGTTACTTTACTCTTGTCATATAGATCAGCAAAATACTTATTAGTTGCAAAGCAAAAACCATTCTCATTTGTAAGGCAAGTTATCTCACCATACAGCAGTTTCGCATTAGCTGATAAATTTTTATCATATCTAACCTCTGCAGATATAATAGCATAGTATGTTGGTTTCTGTTTCATTTTATAACATAAATTTGTTTTTCTTTATCCCATTTATAATCTTTATTTTCTTCATGCCATTCATGATAACAGCCATCACAACAAAATACTTCTCCTTTTGTTTCTACAATATCATTACAATATAAACATTGTAAATCTTCTATGTATATAATTTTTGTCATTAGTAAAAAGAGAGAGAAGGCAAAAAACATTTAATCATATTGTAGGCAAAATTGCCAACCTCCCCTCTCTATATTATTTAAAATGGTAAGTCATCTTTAGTATCAGTATTATCTACTGTTTCTTGTTTAGGTGGCTCATATGTATTCTCATATGCATAGTGAGTAGCACCCTTCTCAGAAGGTTCTTTTCTCTCACATATTACAAGTGAACACCATCCTTTGTTTTCTATTGCTTTAAGCTCTTCCATTTTAAAGTTAGCTACAAGCATAGAGCCATATTTAGTTTTAATTTCTTTAATACTACTAGGCAAATAATTTTTCTCTTTTGTCATTTCTACGTTTTTTTAGGTTATATAATTTGGTTAATTCTAAATTGTTTACTCTGTTTTGTTTTTCCAGAGCATCAATCTTTTCATCTAAGGTTACACTTTCTATTCTACTTAAAATTTTCTTATACAGTTCTGAGTCAAGCACATAGATTTTTTGGTAAAATTCTACCTGTCTGTAGTGATACAGTACAGATGCATGATGCAGATTTGTTATATCTCCAATCTCATGTAGTGTTAAATCAAATATTGTTTTAAGAACAAAAATATACATACGTTTAGCTTGTATAAAGTTTTTCCTTCTTGATCCTAAAAATATTTCATCTTCGGCAACATTAAATTTCTTTACTAATTCATTAATTATTACTTTATGAAAGTAATGACTAAATTTTAATTTTGTTTTGTTTTCTTCGTTCATATTTATTATTTTAAATCGTATTCTATTATATCTATTACATCTTTTACACTCATATTAAAGTGTGTAGCAATAATATTCATGTGATAGTATCTAAGCAATGTTGTGTCAAGTATATATCTTCTGGCAGTTACCTCACTTACATCAAGTAAAAAAGAAAACTGTCTTGTAGACATTCCTTTAATTCTTAAAAATGCTTCAAACTCATTGTGAGCTTCCCTAATATGTGAAAATTTATATTTCTTTGTCATCAAACATTCCATTTCTAGCCATTAATTTGTATTGGTCTTTAGGGTCTGAAGGTACTTGATTTTGTAATATATCTAAAATAATCTCATCAGCTTCTTGTTCTGTAAAGTTTGCTAAATTATTTATGATATACGACTGTTCTTCTAAGGGTATTGCAGACCTATGTAATCTGGTTTCAATGGTAGCCATTTGAAATAATGTTATCTCAGATGGCTTACCATCAAGAACCTCATCTAACCAATCATCGTTCACTAATCTACCATCTCATCTTGACCAAAAGCACCTTGCTCATAGAACCCTGCAATTTTAAGGACAACACGACTCATAGCCCTCTTCTCTGCCATAGCAACTGGAAACTTTTTTGCACCACCCATTAAATTATTATCAGATGCTTCACCAAAAGACATCATGTTTATTGGTTTATTATTTTTGCTTTGCATAGATGCAGCAGCTCTAATAACAACATTAATATTGTCCTTTTTTAATTCTAACAATAAAGGTTCGTATGCAACAGTAATACCTTGTTTGCTTACAATTTTATCTATACCTGATCTTGTTATAATAACGAAACCTCTTGGGTCTTTATGCACATCTTCTTTTACTAAACCATTTTCTAAAAATAGTCTTGTTAGTGCTTCCTTTTTAGTTTCTTTAATTTGTGGTTCTTGATTTTGTGAATCGTTTTTTTTATTTCTACTCATTATATTTATTTTTAGTTAATAATAAGCAAAATTATAAAATTGAATTAGACTACCAAACTTTTTTAACAATATTTTAAAAATAATGTGTGATTCTTGCTACTTGACCACTATTCTTCTCATGTAAAAACCCCTCTACAGCTTTAGGAACACCAGTAAAACCTTTACGACTATGCCAACTGTCTGTGCCTGATGGACTTCTGAGATATTCTACAGTAACACCAACATAATCTTTAGCATCTAACCACTTATGCTTAACCTTGTGATGCAAATGATGTAAGTAAAAATACCTATACTTAGTGTCTGCCCACATCTTAGGTTGTTCTTGTGCCATCAAGAGAGGTAAATTAACCATCTTAGCACCATCACCATGCTCTAAACCAATTAGATTACTACCATACTGGTAGTATTTTCTGTGTGCTACACTAATGTCAAAATCTACATCATCATCTTTTCTAAACCAACTTTTTAATGCATGAGCTAAATGAAAACCTGACTGATAATCGTGATTACTCATACTATGTAACACATCTACTGGTGCAATATGTCTTAGCATCTCTATACATTTTACATATAACATAAGAGCAACCTCAAAATGCTCCCACCATTTACCATCTACATCTTGTCTTGTACCTGCAGTAGTTTGGTTGTATACATTATCAATATGTAAAATATCGTTTCCTATGCAAAATAATACCTTTTCTATACCAAAACCTGCTGACTTCTCTAAAAGTCCCTGTATGCCCTCTAAAACCCTCTCTACAGCAGTTTCACAGTCATATCCATTACCAGTTTCTAATTCTTTAGCATATTTACCAATATGTATGTCGGCAGGATTGATAACAAGTAAGTGATCATTATTAAAATCTCTGTCTATTTTTTTGTAGGTTGGTGAGTAATCTTCTATAAGACTTTTTATCTTGTCTAATATTTGCTCTTCATCTAAACCATACTCTTGTTTTGTAACTATAGAGAATCTCAGTTCTCCACCCATGTTTTGCCAATGCTTGACACTAACAACATCTTCTCTGTTTATACCTCGTTCTTTTAAATGTAGCTCTAAAGCTGTATTACCATTGATGTTTTCTACATCTATACCCCTAGATTCATTTATTAATTCTACTTCTTCAGCAGAAAGTCTTAATCTTTTACCTTTTAATTTTGTCATGTTTTTGATTTTTAGTTTTGCTAAATGTAAGCAAAATATTAGGTGCTTCTAAAACAAAAATGGGATGTTATTAACACCCCACTCTTGAAACTAAAAACAATTATCCAACCAGAAAGGTCGATAGAAGCACAAATGTAACTAATTTTTTAGATTACAATTACACTTTTCACAATTTTTTTCAAATACTGAAAACAGTAATGGTAAGACTGCTAAAAAACTTAAACCCAAATTCATAAATGTAATGCCATTTAATGATATATCTGCACTAGCAGCTATAACTAACACCCCACTTATTGTTCTCTTAGAAGAATACTTACCCTTAGTGTCTTTAAACAATTCTAAAACTGACTTAACAATTTCAGTAATTGGACTTATAGCTTGTTTAACCAAGCTACCAGTAATCATATCTACTATCTTACTCATTATTTCTTGATGTCAGCAATTCCCTGACCTAGAATTAAAGTAAGTATAGCATAGTAAACTTTCTCTACTTCTGCTTCTGATAGACCTAGCTTTGCTGCTGCAAACGGACATAATACTGCAGATACTGCATACCAAAACTTTTTTGAGTCAAACATTTTTTTTAACATTTCCATATTTTATTTATTTTAATTATTAATTAATACAACCAGATAACTGGCTGAACCTTATCTTGATCTGAATCTACATGAATAAACCCTCCTTCTTTACTCAAACCAATTCTTACAAACCCTGCTTCTGCTAGTCCACCTAAAATTAATGCTCTTTGATAACTATCTTTACATTCTATATCACAAGCAATACCTTTTATATGTGAACTGGAAGGATTTTTTATTGACAGGGGGTGATTTGGACACCTGTACCCTGATGTTATTTTATATTTAATATTACTAAAAGACCTAGCTCTATCTAAATCTTCTATAAAGTCTAAGTCCATCATGTTAGTCTTACAACCACACTTACAAGTAAACTCACTTTTTTTAAAGTAGCTAAATGTCATTATTTACCTTGACCTCTTTTTGGTTTCTTATAACCATTCTGACTTTTACTAGAATTTTTAGAATGTACTCCTTTACGTTTCTTAGTCTTAGTCTTTCTAAAAGTAAAAACTATTTTAGCCATACTATGCTGTTACTGCAATAAATTCTACATCACAAGTTGCAGTATCTGCTTGAGCTAATACAGAAGTTATATCTGCTAAAGCACCAAATGTAGTTCCTGTTGCTGCATCCATTTCATTGTTCATTAGCATTAAGCTCTCTCCTGCTGCAAGTTTATACCAAAAACTATCTGCACCATTATATAGTCTTAGTGTTACAAAATTAGTATCATCTAAATTAGTAACTCTAAAGTAAGCATAATCTGCTGCAACACCAATACCTGCACTATCTGCTGCTTCCCAGTTAAACAAAGCAGTTTCTGATGTAGCTACATTTAAAATTCTTTGGTCTACTTTACCTTTAGAAGTAAAAGTTTTCTCTACAGTATTACCATATGCCACACCATTCAAAGTGTATGATTCTACTATAGTTACTGTTAAATTTGCTGCTGTTACTGTACTTGCCATATTATTTTCTTGTTTTTGTAAATTTATAAATTGAGAATCCTATTGCCATTAATAAAGATATTGTCGTTAGTATTTCATTAAACGATGCTAACGATATTCCTATTGCTCCTGCATTTGCCATTCCCACCTGTATCGTATCTTCAATTGTATCTTTCATTTTATTTTGTTTGTTAATTGTCATAGCCAACTTGTATTCCTAACTTAAAATATGTTGTTGCTGCTGTTGATACTTTTACCATTGCAAATAATACATCTCCTGCTGCTAAACTTGTTTCTGGAGTTAAGTTTCTAGTTACTTGTAAATTATCGTTACTTGATTGTCCTGTTATTGTTAATTCGTTTAATAGTACTGGATCAATAGCACCAGTATTTCCTGCTACAAATGTCATCTTACATAAAGCTACTGTTATTGTTGCTGCACTTGTTGCATTTGCCCACATATACAAAGTGTTTACATTACAAGCACTATGCATTACAAATGATTTTACTTTAAAAAAATCACCTATATCTAAAGCTGTTTGACCAACAGTTCCTGCTCCATAGTCTTGATTGTATTCGTTTGGTGATTGACCATCAGTCATATTAGCACCATAGTGATAGTTAGAATTACCTAATGTAGCATAACCTTGTATGTCAAATGTATCAGTTTTTATTAGGTTTTTCTTTGTCCAGATTAAACTACCATCTGTATTACCTGCACCAGTACCTGTAGACTTACTACATAAAGTATCGTTAAAAGCAGACTCAAAACCTTTTGGGTTGTGTCTGTTTACATCTGTTAA